CATAAGTAACGAATTTACCAGAAGTTGCTCCAGTGTTTACGTTCTCAAGGATTCCATATCTGTTTCTTACAGATCGATCTACTTCTGTATCAAAGTCAGTCAATGCGTAGTCACCAGTGTAGTCAGCTGTAATCGTTGTAGTTTTCACATCAAGATTTAACTTTCCACCTTTCTCAACTGCATCCTTAATCGCTTCAATATTCTCAGCGTAAGATTTGAATAGAGACTGACCGATTGATAACTTTTCTACTTTTGGAGTTACTGCCTTCTCAGACATTGCTTCAATTCGACCTTCAAATTTTGCGATTGCTTTCTCGATCTCTTGAGATTTCTCTTCAAGACTTTTAAGTGAATCGAGCTCACTCTTTAGACCAGCGACATCCTCTTGTGTTGGGACATTCTGCATCTTTTCTGTGAATAGGCCATCTAATTTTGAGATGACTTCTTCAGTTGTTAGATTTGTGTTTTCCACGTTTTCCAAGTTTAAAAATTAATAATTCAATTTATTGATCATCTAATTGATCAAGTTTTCTTTCACAATAGTTCAGCATTGCATCACCTCCCCAGAGTAGATATGAGATAGTCCCACACGCTTTCTCATCAGATGGTTTGTAGTATGTCCTGGCTCTTGATAAAAAGGAGTAAGTCCTCTTTATCACATCCAGACTCAAACTTGCGCCAGTGCTTATTTGGTTTCCTCTCAACTTTCCAGTTTGTGTCGCGCACTTATTCCCTACTTCCTCATTAAGCCGAATGCCTCTTTTCGCATTGTCTTTGGCCTTCTTTGGATAGTCAGAATAGGTCTCTGCTTTTTGTGTCAGTGAATCGATAACGTTGTCCCACTTAAACTCATCGACTATGACTGGCTCACTTGGAATAGAGTGGATGATCTCCGACTCTTGTCCAGCAAGTAGTACCAATTGACTCGTCAAGTGTTTGACTTTCATTTCGATTCCATGAAGTCTCTCATCAGTTCCTTTCCCATTGGATAGTGCCTTGATGCAGACATTCAATTCTCTTGTGAGTTTCTCTATGTAGTCAGTCTTTTGTTCTCCTTTGACATCGACTACTGGAGTGAACTCATTTGATCCGAAGGTCACTGCAGATCCTTCGAATAGTTTTATTTCGCTGATCTCATAGAATCCACCAGACTCAAGATTCTTGTCTTCTATGTATTTAGCTTTGTCTTTTATGTATTGGAAACCTATGGAATGCTCCTTGATTATTCCATCCTCATAATCTCTGTATGCATCCTCACCATCTGTAGATCGACCAAGTTGACCGACTGCAAACAATCCAAAGGCATCCTCTTCAAGTCTCAAGAACTTACCGATTTGTTTCTCCCAATCATGATGTCTCAAGAAAGCAATCTTTCGATTTGATGTTGTCTCTGGCCCACGTTCTTTGATAGACTTACTGAATGCACCCTTTTTGATTATATCATAGTCTGAGTCCATTGTATCAAACTTTGAAAGATAGATTGAGACTTCTCTCTTCTGAGTGTCTATATCCTTGAGCTCGAATGCTCCTTTTTGATTATATAAGTTGTTTCTTAGATTCATATCTCTTCTGGTATTGGTTCAGACCATTCAGCACTACTCATCAATGTTAGTGCCTGGCTATGCGTTAAAGTTTGCAACGGAGTTACTGATCCATCTGTGATGAATGATGGTTCATGTTCGTTAGACCATTTGATCACAAACTGAGAATCATCCAGAGACTTCCGTATTGTGTTCTCATCCGTTTCTCCGATCTGTGAGAAATCGATGTTTGATAAGTCTGCAATGTTTATTGTTGCGTAAACGTCTGGTAAGTGTGACATAGTTTTGTTTTTTATTCGTTTTTATGTTGGTACGTCTGTTGTTCTATTGGCTTCTACCATATTGATAGACCTATTGGTATAACCTCCGTTAACATCTGTCATAGTCCAAGTTGCACCGTTCCACGTTGCATTGTCTCCCATACGTTGCCACGTCGTTGGTTGTGGTGCAGTTGCCAAATTATTAAGGTCTACGGCTTGACCTCCGCCATAAATTTCACTTACATTTGCTCTTTGGTCTGTACCACTCCATATTGCAATCTCATCTATTAAGCCATTAAAAGTTGGCATATAATTATTTACGCTTTCACCTATATATAACCCACTTGATGAGGTATCGAATCCAAGCGTGTCTATGTTTTGCACAAAGGTATCATCTACACCATTAACGAAAACCTTACCTCTATCGCCACCTGCTAATGATTTATCTATACAAAAAATCACATTATTCCAAGCGTTTAGAGTTATTCCTCCGTTATTAGAACGCAAATACAAGGTAGTGTTATTCATTTGCAAGCGTAATTTTTGAGAGGTATCTATGAATACTCTTATTTGCGTGTTTGTGCTTGTTGAATTTTTAGCGATTTCAAAAATTTGTCCGAAATGAGATGAGCTTGGCTTAACCCAAAAACTTACTGTCATTTTGTTCTGACCGTCTAACTCTGAATAAGTAGATGTACCTATAAAGTATTCATCAACTCCGTCAAAACTGAAGGAGTGCAAATTACTGAATGGAGGCGTACCACCACCATCCAATGCACTTTGATTGACTCTGAGTTGACTATATGAAGAAAGTGAATAGAATGACATTGATTATTTTAAAATTGCGACAACAGATCCAGATCGTAATGTTACACCAGAGAAGGTCTTGCCTCTCAATGGTGCAATGATAACACCAGCCTTGATCACTCCATTACTGGCCATATATGTTGATCGTGCATCCACACCATCAACTTTAATAGAATCGAATTCAGTGTCTTCAGCCACATAGATGGCATCGATCTGATTTGTGTATTCTGTTGTATCGTTTACAACGAATGTACCACTCTGTAAAGCCAGTTCTTCTATGGCTACCAATTGTGATGAACTTCCCATGTTTTTTATTTATTTATTTATTTATATTTCTATATCGGCACATCTGCTACAAAATTACTACTGGACATATTCTGCATTGTTGCATCGTTTGATCCAGCGTTGTCACTTATTGTCGGATATACATCAGAGTCTCCCATGCGATACCATAACAATGGTGACAATGAACTAATATCATTTGGTACTCCACTATTGTATACTGAATTAAGATTCAAACTTTGATCACTATCCCAGAAGGCCACCTCGTCAACATTACCATCATAGAAACTTGTCCCTACACCACCGATCTGAGTTAATCTGTGATTACCAGATGCAGATTGTGATGTGCTAAATGTTGCACCATTCAAGTACAGAGTCAAATTGTTTCCAGATCCTCTCACAATGAATAAGTGATTCCAGGCTCCAGTATTAATATTGTTCCCACCAGTCTCAGTGAAGGTGTATGTTGTGAAGTTTACTCTTACTCTTATTTGTGATGATGTTCTTAGCCAGACATAATCACTATTGGTTGATCGGCCCACCAAGAAACTTGCACCCAAATTGATCGGCTTAAACCAGAAGGATGTTGTGAATGAACTATTGAGATCTACTTGTGTGAAATCTATTTGCTCATCAATTCCATCGAATGACGTTGACAAAGTATTGAATGGAGGTGTTACCCCACCATTAGTCAAAAGGTTACTCTTGACTCTAAACAATGTGTTTATATTACTTGTCTTTAAGGCCATTAATATTCTTGATCGTTTAAGTCTGTTAATATTCTGATCTCTTCCTCTGTGAGCTCGACTCCAAGTCCAGCAATTTTCTCCAGAGTTTCTGCCTTTGTTTTTTGTACATCTGCCTTCTCTCCTTCGTCTTCTTGCAATGCTGGAAGGTGACTGAAGTCTGCCTTCAGATAATACTCATCAGAGAGTCCCCATTGCTTCATCATCGAGTCGTACATTGATTGAGTCTCTGGAATGATTGTATCTGTATAGACAAGTCTGATCGAGTCTCTCACATTCGTGAATGTACTACCACGTTCAGAACTGAATAAGTTTGCATTCAATCCATAGGTGTCAATGATGGCCATCTTATCTGCTGTAAGTTCCTCAAATAGCATGAGGTCTCTTGTCGGATAAGACATCGGCTTCCAGTCGACATTGCTCTCAGTGATGATCAACTCATCCTTAGATCTCTTGAACCAATCTTGTTGGATCTGTCTCTTCTCTTCTGGAGTCATTGGAATTGCTCCTCCCATATCACTCTGACTTGTAGTCAGTATACCTATTGATCCTATATTCTCAAGCAATACATTACGCTTGTGATATTGTGCTTTGATATTTGATAGTGGATACTTCAATGAGTCGATCCTGGAGATTGGTTTCACCAAGTTCATACCATCATCAGTGGTCAAGTAGATCATGTCAGTCCAGTCAATCATCTCCTTTGAATCATCATCGTACTCAAAACAGAAACGAGTGACCATGTCTTCGGAGTCCATAGCCTGGAGTTTCTTTCCAGATAGTTGAATCTCTATCTTGTTTGCTGGTAGTGGAACCATCAAGTTTCTAATGTCAAACGATCTCTTTGGACAATAGGCAAATGCATTAGAGTACAATGCATCTTGTACAGATAGTGAGTATACAACATCCGACCATGATTGCATGGCGTTAGGATCTTTGAATAGATCAAGTAGCCAGTGACTCTCGACTTTGTCTCCATTCATATCGTATAGACATGGATGATTAGAGGCCATCATTGATGCTCTCTTGTCGATCACTGATCTGAGCTCTGGTATCTCAATGAAGAGTCTCCATGCGTTGTTTGTATCCACCCAGACTGCTTCCTTCTTACCCCAGATCTGATTTGCTATCGGTAGCCTTCCAGAGACTTGGTTGATGAATCTACCAAGATGATTGTTCTGATTCGTTCCGAAAAAGTTGCTTAAAAAATTGTTGGCCATTATGTAAGATTACTTTACCATGCTACAAAGATACTGATTATTTTCTAAACATTTTGAGTGATTAGATTCTGATCATCTATCGTGAGAGTTTCTTGAACATGGATTGAGTAAATATACTTAGACCAGCAAGACAATCTGGTGCATCGTCATTCTTGTTCTTACCATCCTTCGAATAGGATAGTACAGACTCGATGAATAGGTTGCAGTCTCTTGTGTCTCTTCTAAGATATGTGACCATGTTCTGAAGCCAGGCTGACTGCATGATGATCCTTGTGTCTTTGTTTGTGGTGTTTTGGACTTGAAGGATCTTAGAGCTCGTGATCCTCTGTAGATGTCTTGAGAACATTGCTCCCATCGAGTTTGATTCTACTCGGCAATATGAGACCTTGTACTTCTCCAGCATACCAGCACACAATGGAATTGTGATGTCTGTATTGTCTCGGTTGTATATGTAGTCCACCAGATACAACTGATCACCTACCATTGAGATGATGGCCATTGCAGTGTAATCCTTCCCTTGATCTGCGACATCAATGTATGCTATTGATCCATCAATTCCTTTGGCTTGAGAGATTTCGTTGTACTCTTCTGGATCGATGTATTTCATGTCTGAGAATAATCGACCACCGACATCGACTGGTTGTTGCATATACTCAGCACTCCAGATCTCTGGTGCAGTGTGTTTCTTCTTGGCCTGGTACTCCTCTGATGTCATGACCTCATCACAGAAGGATTCTCCTTTGTCATTTAGTGCTGGTATCACTATTGTCTGATCGTAGATACCTTGTTCAGTGTTCTGTCCTATTACATCCTTGAGACTCCATCTTGTGCCTATGTCTATACGTGAACATCCAGACTCGAATCTTGAGTCATGTGTGGCTTGTTTCCATTGTATGATCCTCTCGTTTGTAGTGTCTGACATGGCATCCTCTATACCTCGATACAAGTCATCTGTGATTCCCAGAGTAGTACCGAATCCGATGATCGTACCACCTACACCAGCACCAAAGTATCCCACTTGTTTTGATTGCTGAAGATTCCATCCTTGTAGATTCTTTTTATCATCTGATAGTTTTATGTCTGGGAATATCTCTTGAAACTTCTCATTCTTTATGATGGCTCTCACATCATATGAGAACTTCAGATACAATGTTGCAGTACAAGTGTTTCTCATGACTGATGTCGTTGGATTCCTTCCGAGTCTCCATGCACAAAACAATGATGTGATATAGGACTTCCCAGCACGAGGAGGCATTGATACAGACAACGACTTGATCGATCCTTCCTCTACCTTCTGGAATGCTATTGCAACATCCTTTAGGAAGGGCCTGGCCGAAAAGAATTCATGATCCATCTGGTGACAGAAGATCCAGAACTTTCGTCTACTCAGTTCGAGTATTATCTGTCTCTTGTTGATCGTCTTGTTCTTCATCTTTCATCATGTCAAGTAGTTCCTCATCTGTAAACTCTCTGAGGTCTTCCACCTTGTGCTTCTGTTTTGTTTCCATAAACGATGTAGACATTGCTCGTCTCTCGTCATCACTTGAGATCAACTTCATCAATGCAATCTGTAATGGAGGTGAGTCTGACTTAAACCATTTGTTTCTCATTGCTACCTTGAGCTCGACTCTATTCTTAACTAAAGAGTCTTTTATAGCGTCTACTTTATCCAATTGATGATTGTAGAATGTTGCTCTTGAACATGGTAGATAAGTTGATATATCGTCTATGAAGACCAGTTTATGTTTGTCTATTGCTTCCAGGCTTTGTCGGAGTAGTTCTTCTGTGTTGTATGCTTTACTCATGTTATTTATTTTTATAGATTTCTATGACTTCATGTCTGACATCTAACCAGTATTGCATTGTCAACTGATCACCATATCGGCCTCTGGTTGTATCAATACATTCTTCAATGGTAATTAATACACATTGTTTGACATCATTAGAACAATCTATCCAATCATATTTATCTATTAAGTCTTGTGCTTTTTGTTTTGGTGTCATCTTCTATGTTTTGTTTTAAGATCCACAAGCCAGGCACTCCTCGTCTTGATCAAGTTCTGGGTTGTTCACTATCTCTGGATTAAGTATTCTCTTTAGGTCATAAATCTCTTGGTGAGTTTTCATGTCTTTGAACATTTCTCCAGTGAGTTTGGATCGTAGTCTTTTTATTTCTTGTTTGATGTCTTTCTCTGTCATTCAGTTTTAGTCTTTTGGTTAACGTTTTTCCTTTATACTTAAAGAGGAAATTCGTTAACTTTTGTTGTTTTGGTGAACATACGCTTCGCATCCTTCCAGACTTCCTTGATAGAGAATATTGAGCTCTTCATTGTCCCAGACTCGATATATATGTTCATGGTGTTGTATTATTTTCATTTGTCCTCGATGTTTTCACCATATTCATGCATCATCTGTTTGATGTATTTTGCGATGTCTAAGTCTCTGATCTGCCTTCTGAACTTTCTTGATGTGATGTACTCTTCCAGCACCATTGATCCGAGTCCTAATATCTTCAGATCTTTTGCCTCCAGGCCACTAAATCTGGTTGTGTTTTTCTTTTTGGATATGATTCGAGGTATCCATGTTAATAGTCTCTTCAGTAAAAGTATTTTCTTAATCATATTGTGAGTTTAAAAGATGTCATAGCAAATTATGGGAGTCTTGTCTCCACATGAATTGCCTTGAATGTTATACGCAAAGTGTTGGAATGCTTCCTCGAATGTTAACTCTTCTGAGTTCTTTGACTCTTCTATAATCTCCTCAATTATATTTGCAGTGGAATAGATTATCCTTCCAGAGTTTTCATCGATCCCAATGATCGACTGATTAAATCCTTGCAAGATGTAAAGATCAAGATCATCACCATATCTCTCAATGATCTGATCAAGTATACTTTCTGAGGTTGTTTCTGTCTGAGGCATTCTTTTTGTTCTTTTGGTACTATGTATCCACTTTTGTGTTAAAGTGTCTATAATCGCTTTATTTTGATGTCTGTGGGCATTATAGCCATATTTTTATCAGTGAGTAAATTGCTAACACAATGATAACTCGAATTGTACTGATCAATATTCCTTCGTGATTCTCAAGCCACTTGTTCAAATTATCAAACTTAGACCAGAACAAAAATGACATGAATAATCGATCCATGATAAAAATTGCTAAAAGTATGGGAGTCAATATCACACCGACTACACCGAGTAAAAATTTTTTCATATTGTTTGTTTAAAAGCCAGGAGGGAGGTTTTGGAGAATAACGAAAAAAAATTTGATACCCTCCTGGCCATTGTTAAAAAACCTATTTTACAAAATTACAATTTATTTTCAAACCATACCGAATGAATGCGACCATAGAATTTTGTGTATTTGAATTTTATTCCGAATGTCTCTGCATATATTATCCACTCCTTTATGCTCTCATCAAGTAGTTTAGATCTCCATAAAAATCCAGCACGTTTCTCTCCATAGTCTGCATTAAATACAATTTTCTCCTCGTCTATATCCATATCCTCCCAGAGTTTACGAATCAATCTCTGTTTAGGATAGCCAGATATATGTATACGATCAGACACGATGAAATACTTGTGGATAGTTTAGTTCATCCAGCACATCCATACAGATGGCCTCACCGAATTTATAGATCTGATCATAATTGACATCTGATCCTTCTGTAAGTATTCTGGAGAGTTTCATTGATGCATGATGTACGACAAGGACAGACTCATGTATTGGTTTGTTTGATAACATATGAGAGTTAAGATATAAAAATGGTTTGCGATTCAAGTTTTTATACTTATCCTCTGGATGATAGTTGACCATTGAGTCAAATTGCTCTTTTGATTGATCCATGAACTTGGCCTCTGCAAAAGTTACACCAGCCAGGCTATTGACTCCAAACCACTTGAAGATGTCACTGACCTCAGAAGATACTATCATGTCAAATTCATTAAAGATTATCTGTCTCACATTGTAAAGTTATAAAAAAAGCACCCATCTCTGAGTGCTTGTGTGTTACTTTTTAGATCTGACCAACTTTTTGCTGGACATATACTCACCTAATTTTTGAAGAGTTCCAGAGTGTACTCCTTTGCTATCGTCACCACTATAAAGATATAACCAAATCTGATTCTGGTGCAGTTTGGCTTCTTTACAGAAAGCATTGAGTGTCATGTCATGGTCTTTCATGAAGGCCAGGATCATCTTTCTTGTGGACTGATTAATGTCCTTTAGTTCTTTCGCTTTCATTAGAATGGTAGATCATCTGATTGATTAGGTAAATCGCTGATTGCATCCTCTTGGAAGTTTCTATCGATACCACCTTGAGGAGATCCGAGCTCTTGAGTTGATGTCATCTTCCAGATCTCCAAAGTGTTGAAGTATTTGATCTCACCTTGTGGACTTGTCCATTCTCGACCTCTCAGATTAATCGATGCATTGACCTCCTGGCCCACTGCAAACTGATCGGCCATTGAACAATTGTCTTGTGTCAATTGACATCCTATAAATTGAGGATACTCTCCTTCTGTCTTTATGACAATTTCTCTCTTTTGAAATTTCTGTGAGATCTGTTGTGTCTCACCTATCTTGTGTATTTTACCTTCTACGTTCATGTTTTTAGTTTATAGAAGTTCATAAATTTCATCGTACTTTTTTCGTGCCTCGATGACTCTGGCCTTAATCAATTCAATCTCATCAAGATCTCTGTCGATTTTAAACATTCTTATCCTTGACTTCTCTGGAATATGATTGAATCTCATTTCTTTATCTACTTGCTCTCTGATCTCATCCTCGATCTGACTCATGTCTTTGTGTGCGTTCTCTGGATATGTCATGGCCTTGTATGTTCTTCTCTGTACATCATCCTCAATCATGTGATCTGGAGTGTCTGTGAGGCAATAAGCCAGGTAAGACTCTGAGCAATCAAAAATATACATATATGACTGCATCTGAAAATGGTACGACTTGTTTAATGACTTCAGATCTCCATCGTGTAGGAATGGAAATGTCGATGCATTAAATGAGCATTTGACATCACCAAGAATTCCATCAATGTAGATGTCTGGCTCTCCAGTTATATAGTCATTGAATCGTCTTGTCTTTGCATTCTGATCTGTGGAGGTCACATCCATGTCCATTGCTCTATAAAACATCTCTAAGGCCACTGGCTCATTGATGATACCTTTGTCCAGATACTTTGATTGTATCTGAGTCTTGACTCCATACTTATTCAATAGGACTGCCTCTTGAATGACTCCCATTGCAGTTGCTCCCCAGTCATTACCCTTTCCTCTGCCTTTGGACATCAGAGCTCCCATTGAGGATGCTCTGACATACCAGTTGTCTGAAGGTCTATCCATTTGATACCTCCTTGATAGTTTTGGCCTGGATAGGACTCAGTGAATATCTCTTGACTGCATATTCATCATCGATGAGGTTTCCGTTCTTGTCTTCCTTACCGAATGCACCGAGTAACTTCTGAAAGTCTGTATCCGATAATGTCGGAAGTGCGTTTGATACTTTTGATGGTTTGATTTCTGTACCAGATGCATCCAGATCGGCATCGCTGACAATTGCCAAAATTGAGATATATGAGTACCTCCTAAAATACGTCAAGGCCGATCCATAAACTTGGAAGGTATTTTGACCTTTAAGGCTGACATCTTGTGGAATGTCTACGAATGAACAGATCTCTTCTTTGCTCGGTATGTGATGAAGGATTGTGTTGATCTTTGTTCCAGCAATTGGTTGAGTGATGACCAGACCATGTTTGGCCAGGATCGGTTGTGCAGTGTTGATGATGGTCAACAGATCGGTATATGTATATCCGTATCCTTTTGTGTTCTGTGGTAGTGTAGGCATATCACTTTGAAAGTTCATAAGTGCCTCATAGATTCCGATTTTTGCTCTCGTTGGAGTCTTTCTTTTTGTGGTTGTTTCGCCCATTTTATTTCAATTTATAGATTCTAAACTTATATTTAAAAATTGTTATTGACTTGATCAATGACCATGTTCTTGATCTTGATTTTGGATAGTGTACGTTTCCGACTCCCATCTGTTTCCCAGATGTCGGATGTACCAGATCAGATGGCTTCCATCTCTTGAATGGATTGATTCTTGATTCTCTTGTGCGTTTGATTTGTATTCTCAATTCTTGAATCATTTGATAGTCTGGAAATCTTCCGATCCATTCTCGACCTTTCCGACCAGTTCCAGAAATGATGTTCATTTTCTTTAATGCTGGGACAATGTTGTTTCCTACATTGTGGTGATCAATAATGTCATTGACTGAACATTTAGGATCTTCAGTGATTTCATGTCTGAGCTCGATCAAGAAGTTAAGATATTTCTGAACGACTCCTTCTCTTGGGTTTCTGATTTTATTCATTATTTAGGTTTTAAAAAGGGAGGATCTCTCCTCCCCTATTTGATTAAAATTACTTTTGAATATCTAAAAATTTCTGATAGAAACTATCAAGAGTTCCGAATTGTTGTGAAACGTACATTGATGCACATGCTTTGATTACATTTTCACCTTCCATAAAAGGCATAAAAGAGTAAGCACAAGCCGTATGCAATAATTCGTTTTCATTCATAACCTCGACCTCTGATTTGAATACTACTTTTTGAGCATATTTGTAATTTGCAAATGCCCATTTCATTAGTTCGTTTGTTGTTGTGTTTGTTAAGTTTTTCATTGTGTTTTTTTTTCGTTGTTGTCTTATGACATCACAAATATAAAGATTAATTTAATATAAACAACTATTTATATAAAAATAAATTATTTTTTTTTCTGATCCTTGATTTCTTGGATTCTTTCCTTGTAGATATTGATGTACTCCTGGAGTTCGATCTTGTTAAATTTACGAGTCTCATGTGCAATGCTATCCAGATGATCCAGTGTATTCTCTCCAATTCTCTCAATCAATCCTTTACGCATCTCAATGAGGTTTCCATGTCGATGTCTATTGCAAGTGACACACTGGCCAAAAATGTTTAGATGAGCATTGAATCTGACATTCCAGTGGTTGTTTGCATTGTAATAATGACCAGCATCAAATTTACCTTTTAGGATCTTATGACATGATATACATTTCTTTCCAGCATCTCGAAGTCTCACGAACTGATTGACTACCTTCTGGACTCTCTGGGCCATCTGTTGGATTGTCTCCAGATCTTTCTTTCGTTCTCTGAGATCCTTTCTTTGCTTTGCCTTCTGTTTGTTCTTAATCTTCTCAAGATTTAAGAGTGCCTCTTGTGTTTTGCATTCGGTAGTCCAGCAGAATTTCTCTGTTGTCTTGTATCTTGGTTTAAACTCAGATCCACAATTTTTACACTTTTTCATTTAGATTCAATCTTTGTATTATTAATTCTAAACATTTCACCACAATACTATTACCAGCCTGGCTATATGCTTGTGTGTCTGAACAATCCCATTTGAATGTATCTGGAAAGTCCATAAGACGAAAACACTCTCGTGGAGTCAATCGTCTTATAGTATTATATAAAACAAATTGATCAGTATTGCCTCCAGCACCAGTAGATAAGTGTAAAGTATTGCTAATGTTTTTTAAATTTCTCTTGACTACCTTACCAGTCACGTTGTCTCTTGAGTAAGATATTATCTGTGCAGTTCTATGTCCTTTGTGATATGTTGCATCTATACAATTAGAATATTTTGGAATACCCTTTCCTAAAAAGTTTCTACCCCAGTCTGTTTTTTCTGTTCTTAAAATATATTCAATTTTGGTATCTGTTAAATTGTATTTTGGATCTGGGTTTGGTTCTAAAACATCATTTAAAGATTTTGTCATGTGGACTTTTTTAGGAAACCTAAAAATATTATCCGAGTCATCTCTTATCCCTACAATAAAAATCCTTTCTCTATTCTGAGGTACATTATGATCTTTTGAATTTAAAACTTTGTAATAGATGTGATATGGTACTGAGTTATTATATGGAAACAAAACTGGTAAACCATTTACAGACTTTCCACCGAGCATATTTACCCACTCTTGAAATGTTTTACCATCATCATCAGAAAGCAATCCTTTTACATTCTCAAATATAAAATATCTGGGTTTATTTTTAAGTATAAATTCATGGCTATTAAAAAACAATATGCCTCTTTCATCGTTCTTTCCTTTTCTGTTTCCATTCTTAGAAAAAGATTGACATGGAGGCGAGCTCATATAAATTGTCAATGGATCTTTAGGTATTTCTCTATCATACACATTCTCTGGATAATAAGATGGTTCTCCATAATTTAAAACAAATGTTTGCCTGGCCCACTTATTCATATCACAAGCAAAAACCTCCTCATGTTCAATTTTTAATCTTAATAGTGCTTGATTAAATGCACCCACTCCCGAAAAATCACTTCCTACTTTTATCATAATTCTACTTCAGCCAGGATACGTTGATATTTTTCTTTTAGATCTCTGTTTTCTGATCTGAGACCATTGGCTTCTGTCTCGAGCACCATTGATCTTCTTGAGAAGTCTTTGATTTCAGTGCTAAGTATTGACCATCCAGATTTTATCTCCAATAAATCTGACTCAGTTTCCTTCATGCTTGTGATCAGATCAGTTCTCTCTGGATGATTTTGTTCAATCTCCTCTCGGCTTAATTTTACCTTGAGATAGTTGTGATCGATCATTGTCTTGATTGTAAATAGATAAAGTGAGTTTGTCATAATAATTTAGGTTTGTTTAACTTGTTTAAATTTGGTCTGTGTGCTTGTAATGGATCGACTCCAGCAATCGTGAATCCCAGACCAGAATTCCACGAAAATAACAAAGGTGATTGATATTCGCTAATTTGACCACCAGTCTCCTTGTCTTTAATTTTCTCGATTGAGACCATTGTGTAGTATTTCATTGTCGGATGGCCAGGCATTCTGTGGATGACCAATGCATCATCTGTTCGATTTACAAAGGCCTTACCACCTTCGATTTCACTTCGCATGGGCATCTTTAAATGTCCCTTAAAATCTCCTTCAGTATACACTGCACCAGTACGACCACTTGCCGATGTTGGATGTGTTGTGATGTATACAGATTTCTGTGTGGTGTTTACAAAGTGTCTCATGTCGTTTAAGAATCTATAGTTTCCTTCATAGGTCATATCTCGATCAAGACCAGTAAATGGATCAAGTAGACAAATGTCTGCATCTGATGAGCCATAGATGTCATTGAGCTCTTCTGGTTTGTATAGTTTTTTATTGTCTACAAACTCAACATAGTTCTCAAGATGGTTATGGATTTTCGTGATCTGAGTGGTAGTCAATTGCTTAAATGGTACACCAGCAAACCACTGAATCATGTCTCTCATGATCTGTCCCTTAGAGTTCTCTCCAGACCACATGATCACCTTCTTTTTGTTTATGACTATGTGACAAGTTAGCATCCATATAAGCCATGCAGTTTTTCCGACATTATCGTGTCCAAGTGCGATGGTCATTTGTGACTTCTTTAATCTGAGATAATCATCCAGTTGACATCCAATACCAAGACCTGGCTTGATCTTCCCAGAGTGATAGTCCAGAAGGTACTTCATTGATGATCCATGACTCTCAATTGACATTATTACCTCCTCTCTTGATTTGTTCCTTTATGTGACTGATCAACTTGTCATCATCATTGGAGAACTTTGGTTGATTCTTTGCCCATGTCGATAGTCTTCTGGACAGACTGAATGCTTTCATAGTTTCAAACCTCATCTTTCCATTCGGAGTCTTCTCAGTCCAATACATGAAAAAGTCGTTCAACATATCAGATCCGTACTTGTCCAAAAAAGGAGAAAGATCTGACTTGAATCCTTCTTTCTTATCCTTCTTATCTTTCTTATCTTTCTTGTTTGGGTTCGTCTGCGTTTCGTCTGCGTTTCGTCTGCGTTTCACTTGCGATTCATTATCGTTTCGGTCTTCTTGATAACTATCATAGTTACAGATAGTTATGCGTGTCGTTTTTGTTTCATTAGTTAGAACAATCATGTGATCACTTTGTAACAACTTTAAAAACCTCCTGGCCTTCGATTTTGAACATCTCCATCTGGTTGCAAGTGTCTGTATTGATCTTAAAGTTTCGCCACGTTTACAGACAAATATTTGACCATTGAGCTCGATCTTTTTGTCTTGATAGTTTACCATTGTCAACAGATCGATCCAGTTCCTAAACTTCCAAGAGTCTTGAAATATCCAGTGTGATGTAATGTCTCTCTCAATCTTAATCCATCCATTCATTACACCTTAGACTTATAGGTGTAACAAACATTCCCATTGATCACCTTCTCCTCATATTTGTAATCTGGTGCATATTCGAAGTCGTATTCATAATAAGAACCATTGACTTCAGTAGATTTGTGTTGCGTTCCTTTGTGTACAGATTTTACTATACTTGAGAATAAGTTTGTAAGATCAAACCGATCACAAAAGAAGATAGTAATGTTCAGTTTCTTGTTTGCTTTATTAGGCATTTTTAAGCGTTTTAAAGGTGTATAAATAGGTTTTGATATCTGATGTCAATTAACAACTTCGGCATCAGTGAACAACAAATATGGCTCTTTTTTTTGAATCTTGTATTTGATCGCTGAAAAAAAATCTCCAGCCTCGCCATTGTCGTTGATCAATTTTGTCTCTCTGATTACTTGTCCATCGATCCAAAGTCTAAAGATAAACAGATGATCTGTGATCTCCTTAGTGATCTTAAAATTAGCTAAGATCTCTCCTTTTTGTCCGACCAAAAGATCTGCTCCTTGTACTTCTATTTCGTTTTGATTCATTACTTACTTATTAATGGTTTTAAGTACCTTCTCGCTTTCCATCTTGCCATTGTTATCTACAATGATATTGAACATCTCTTCTGCCTCTTCTTTGTTCATAGATAGAGATCCACTGACGAGCATTGGAATTCTGTCTAAAGGTGTTTTCATTTGAGTAAACCAGTATGTGCGTTTACCATCTTTATTGATCTCCGTTTTTTCAACGAATGTGAATTGTGTTTTGTTGTTTGACATGATTATTTGATTTGTGTGTTTATTGCGTTTAAGTAGTCAAGATATAACTCGACATTGAATGATGATCTGATGACTTCTGTGGAGGGCCTGGAAGACCTCATCCACTTGTCTCTGATCATGATGATTCTCTTTGGGTATTTGATGAATATGTTTCTCATGATTCGCCCTCCAATAAGTCTGTAATGTTTTCACCGACTGCGTCATCGACTGCATCGAATATCTCTTGATCAACGTGACAAACTGCATCCCATCCATTGAAGTCTGGTCGTGATGAGTATACATCAATTATGGTCTGCTTGATTGCTTTGTTCATAATTCTGTCGATACCCAGATAATGATCGAAGATCTCACAATAGAACTTCATAGTCTCTGCATCAAGGATCAAGTCAAAGGTTGTGAAATCTGTGTATCCATGTGAGTCATTAAGGCCACTAAAAGAACTGAGCTCTGTCTCTGTACCTTTTTTAAGTTCGTACTTAATTTGACCTTGAATCAAACCTGGCTTGTCTTTGACTTCGAGAGTGAATGTGATCATCTCTTCTGTTGTGTCTCTTTCGAGTTCTGTGATTGTGAATAGGTTTTTCATTGTTTTTTATTTGTTATTATTTACTTCTTTTTGAATTGTTTCCAATGTGTTGTTTAATCTTCGCAATTTAGTTTTTAATGATAATTTATTCCATTTTAAAGTTTTTAATAAATAAGGAACATTCCAATCATCATTAGACATTTCAGTAAAAACAATTTTTTCTAATCTTTTCACTTGGTTTTTTAAGGGTACTTGTTTAAAAGAATTTTTCATTGTGTGTGTTTTTTAATTGTTGTTGATACAAATATAATATATTTAATTTAATATAAACAAGCATAAAGTGAAAATAATTTTTTTGAATTTCTCAAAGTCCCACCAGCACTGGGATACAGAGGCAAAATTTTTTTTATAAATGTGTTTTGATTAGATATTAATCACGTTTTTTGATTACCCCTTCTGTATCCCTTATGTTTAAAGGATTTCTTCATAACTTTAATTTTTGATAGTAGTATACCTCAGAGGTACTAAAGTGTCTTAAATCGCTTTAAAATGCGTTTTATGGGAATCTATAAGAATCTACTTTTTTAAGAATTGCGTCTCGACCATTCTTCTGAGTTCTCTCTATTTTGAGGTTCAGAATACGAGCTCCGATAGGTTTTATACCAGCACCTCTCTCAACGTGCCATCCAGAGTGACCTCCATTCCACTCCTCTTTGTAACATCCACAGACCATCATATGAATCTCTTGATGTACGATCTCGAATCCAGTTTTTGTGTTTCTCAAGGTCTCTCTCACATTTACTCTGGAAGAGTTTTCATGAATGTGTCCCATGCAGTAAACATCTGCACCTTCCATTTTACCCAATGCTCTGGTCAAATTAATTGCACCTTGAGTCACTGGCCCACCACCTCCAGAACCATGAAAATATTTGATTTTAAAGTTGCCTACCGATGTGCTTCCTTTTCGTTTCATTCGAACACAAAACCATCCACCATATCCACCGACTTGAATCTGGCTTCCATTCTTATAGTTCATAAGATCAACGAATCGAGCAAGAAGATCAGTCTCTTGAAATTTAATGATTGCAGTCTCATGGTTGCCGTATCCGACCACTTGAATGAGATGAGCATATGGAGAAAAGTATTCGACCATTGTCTCTACTATTGAATCGAAATATCTTGCGTTGTTGTGTTCTGGTCTTATGTCAGATTTACTCGATCTGCGATCTTGACGACCTTGCATAAGGCACATCCAGTCACCTATACCAAGAATTGGTATGTTGTTCTCAAGGCAATAATCAAGATCTTTTTTGAGTTTCTCTCTGTCGCATTTTGGATTGTCCCAGTGAATATCACCTATGACTGCGAGTTGTAACGAGTCCCCATCAATATCTAATTGATGTACATTTTTTGAAGATCTTGATAATTTCATTTAGAATTCTTTGATTAAACAATAAGAGACGAATTTTTGAGATCCTCGATTTTTAGCATCTTCAAACCATCTCATGAGTTTGATATATTTTGCTCTCTGGTTTACGACTTGACATCCAGCAGACCATGAGTTGATGTCTTCTCTATGGACTTGTAAATTCTTTTTACTGAAGTCATATGTGTTCGAGTGAAAGTTTATGCCATACCACCCCATGAATGCCTTACCGAGCTCTTCAGACTTTCCATCCATGTCACCATCTCTGTACACCATGACTTGAGATCCCAGTTGTTTTAGTGAAGGCATTCGGCCACGATGTAGACCATACATCCAGACATTGTGATACCACATATCTGACTTAAGAATTGCCGATCCTTTGGCATTAAACTTCTTAAATCCACCTTTTAAAATTGTTAGGCCAGGATGAGTCGTTCCAGTCATTACATCGATGAACTTTGTTCCCTCATATATGTAGAACTTATCATCAAACTTATTGATCAGATCATCCTTTGATCTTACTCCAATGATCCAGCGACCTTTCGGATATCCTTTGAATGACTCCAGGCTTTTAACTCGATCAAGTAGTTCCTTGTCTGTATACTTTCTGACCATTATTTCTGTGGTTTACAATTCCATTTCTTCCATACAGATACGATCACAAACGTCATGATCAAGATACTGACTGCACTCTTACCGAAGTCTGGTCTGTTGATTAACTTCTCAATGATCTGGATCTCTTTGTCAAAAGTCACCTTCTCAATGATCAATGTATCTTGTTTGATAATGGTGTCGATTATTGTATGTCTTCCATCGATGTTTGTATCGACATGAATCATCTCTGTGTATGTGCTATCTTCATTCATTTTAAACGTTTTTTTATTACTCTTTCGATGTATTCCCAAACATCATCAAAGATAAGATCAATCTTTTCTGTGATTTCATTTGCTAACCATCCTACCACAAAGGCCACCAAGATAGTCAGTCTGGGAGTAAGGTCATTATAGAATAATTCTATCACTCCAATAAGTGAGAAAGAAAGTATTCCAGCCACCACACAAGCAATCAAAATAGATTGCATTTTCATTCTCTTTTTGAGTCCCTTCATTAGAGCTCCAGTCATTCCGATGGCCATAGCCAGGAGGTCTGTAAATTGTTCTAGTCCTTTCATTTTAATAGTATGTACGTTTGTTTTTATATTTATCCGACAACGTGCAAGTTAATTTGACTTTACGACTAAAGTCATAATATTCTAATGATGGACTCTCTGAGACTATCACTGGAAGATCTTGGTATCTATATGAAGGATTGTGTGCGTTATAATCTGAAATAAATAATTGGTTTTCACTTAAAAAATAAAGGTCAACTAATGGTCGAATGATACAATCGTCACTCGGATCAGTTATCAACTGATATGTGTTCAGATTCTCACGAATCACACGCTTCATTTCTCTGTTGTTATAAATAATGTCGTAAATTTCCGTGTTCGGTTGTCTGTTGCCAATGTAACCAAAGAATCTGAATGTTGACTCAACATCCGCACCGCTAAAATTAATTTGTTCGATTTCTTGATATCCGTTGAATATTGCTCTTATCCTTGCAGTGTTCAAAGCATTCTGGATCGAATATGGTTCGAGTTGATATTTACCCCATGACAATTCACCAGTGATGCCACTAATTGAATAGGATATTTTTATCTCATAGCACCCTACTCCATCAGATGTCAGAACATCCATCCAGTTGATTGTAGTATAGTATGCATTTGGCTCATTTGGGAATGGTACAGATGTCGGTGTGTATGTTGTGACAACATCGTTCTTTTTTAGTACGAAGTTGAATGTATCTGAAGGATCTGAGACTTTTAACCATGCCGATGTCTTGTCGTTCTTCCAAGTGTCTGAGCTTGGATCAGCCAGGACTTTATAAACACAACAACATTCTTTTAATCCTCTTGCATCCTCGACAAAGTCTGAAGGTAATTTTATTGAGTTAAATGATTCTTTTGTTCGATCTTGCTGATCGCAATTAGGACAATCTTGTGCTGAGGTTGTAAATGTTGTCCAAATACTCAAAAGGTCATTCCATCCAGTTGCTGGATTGCCAGTCAATGTTGCATGAGGACAAGATGTCACTCTGTTGTATCTTGAATATATTGGAAACGTTCCACTGATATCTCCTAAGACTTCAGTCACAAACCAGAAACCAGCATTGTACCAGATGTGATATGTCAATCCATCATGGTCAAATGTCCACCAACTTTCACCATTTAGATCACCACCTTTCTCAAGTTGATAGATCGTTGATGATGGTTCTGTTGTTGTTTGAATTTCTACTTTTATACAATCACACATATTCTTCTATTTATGGCCAGATACACCCTTTGATCTTAGTGGTGAATTTGACTCCATTGTTTAAATTAATTTTTGTAGGATCGAAGAAACATTCAAGCCTGGCTATATTTGGAGATGGGAATGTCAGATCACATCTCAAACCACTTAGTGGAGTCAATGGATTCGATAAGTCTCCATCGTAATCTATTGCAGTGGAACTGATGTATCTGGGACTTGACTCTGTTGGTTCTATTGTAATCATTCCCCAGATGTCTGTTTGTTTCCATGTTCCAGAAGTTATTGTGTGAGTCGCTACGACTCTCATCATCTCTCCCTCAATAATAACGTTAACATTTGTTAAAGGATCGTTTCTTTTGAGTTGTATGTCTTGGACAATGTTTGCATCTGAATCATAATCTAAGATGGTCAGATCGTCAGTGTATCGATATGCTGATCCATTTAGATTGTACTCGACAAATGTTCTGAGTCCCCATGTTCCAGTCGTACCATATGGAACCCAGTTCTGCGTTTGTTGATCTGGATAAAAGTCACCATCTGCATTTGCTTGTGCGATCCAGTATCTCCAATTGTATAGATAAGGATAGTACAATCTCACACCATATTGAGTGGGAGTGTTTATTGTATTATCATTGATCAGTATTGCCTCGATTTTATTTGATGTTGTTGGGAGCTCGGTGTTTATTGGTGCAGTCAGATTCAACACATAAGAGTCCAATGGGCCAGTCTGAGGTATGTTGTTAAGACTAAAGTTTGATTGTTGTAATATGAAGGAGTCTTCTGTCACAGAGTTATATGCTTCGATTCCCACTCTGACATATGTGACTATGGCCTTCTTAATCCATAACCATTTGGCAACGAATCCAAAGTCATCCTCAACGTTCCCAGAGTAACCAGTGACAGACAGACTTGTGTCTTGATCGGCAATTGTATTCTCTCCATGATCGATGTAGTTTGTGGCCTCCATGTTGATTGTACCAGCGACCACTGGAGCAGATGACAATTGACCACTAAAAGCCAGGACATTAACATTCCCGAACTTCATCCAAACATAGAAAGTTCTGTCCCCCTCCGTTCTGTTTGTCATGAACGTAGTGAATGCAGTATTCGGTGTGAAGGTAAAGTCTATTGTTCTAATCGTTCCAGCCGTTGCAATGTTTGTGATCTCAATTGTATATCCAGCACCATCTGGATTCAGTGCCGATTGATTTGGTACTCCAGAGATAGGTAAACTTGAAGGCACTAACATTGTTAAATTCGCTTGTGATTGTGGTTGTACCTTGTAATAAGAATCTGATCCACTAATATAGGCCGATCCGACTGCATAATCATTCGATGCTGAATCAATAACAAACTGACCAGTAGTGACTGAGTCGTATGCTAATGATCCAATGCTTTGCACAAGAGTTGCATCTATAACTGATGAATTGAAACCTTGATTAAACCATCCAGTGTCTGCATCATCATTGAATACATCCATTGTCTGTCCGAAAGGTTCTCCAGACAAACTTGACCATGACATTCCAGCATATAATTTGACACAATTATTGAAGTCAAATAGATTCGAATTATATAGTCCTACTTGTGTGAAACTTATTCGAAGAGTGTAATCTCTAATTGAAGATCCTGGATTCGGTGTGAGACTCATTGTCGCAGTGACATCATAAGATCCAGACTTGTTTCCGATCTGAACTCCAGTGAAGGATGTCCCACCTCCAGTGAAATCAAAATTAAAACGAGTGACTTCGCCATCGATCAATGAGAACTCTGATCCAGCAGATCCATTGGCCACCATGTTAACATTCAACGTCATGGATTCTCTTGCTCTCAACGTAACAATAGAAACCACCTCATCTGGTAAAGTGTACCATGTCGATGATGTTGAGGCCACCTTCATAGTATCACCGATCACGTAATCGATTGTCGTTGTTGTTGTCGATGTTACTGCACCAGTATTGACGTTGTATATTGTAAGAATCACAGAGTCAGTTGCTCTGAATCCTTCCTCTTCAAAGTCTCCACCAAGCCAGGTGATAATGTTTGAAGATGCATTGTTCGTGATTGTGATACCATTTCCAGAAGTTACAGAGATCTCTTCCTTGATGTCGATTGATGCAGTTTGAAGGTCACCGACATTGCTCTTCAGATACGATCTTGTCGTTCCGAACATATCTTGGAATCCTTGATTAGTGACTATTATCGGCATACTTCTTAAATAATTCTGTTAATACTTGAACATCTTTGTTCTTGATTGCTTTTAATACTTCTGAGTTTGCCTTCATGATCTCAGCCACTTTCTCTGGTTCTTTCTCTTGTGCTTTTTGAAGTAGATCATCAGTCAAGGTCTTCATCTGTTCGATGTTTTTCTTGAGCTCTCTTCCTATATGTTTGAAGTCTTGCATTAGTCGTTTATTACAATGGTTTGAACTTTACCATCTGCCCAGTCAAATGGTTCTTTATATGATATTTGTGCGAATGATTTTTCATCGATCCATTCAAGTCTTAAAATCTCACAAAGTTTGCCATCGATTAGTGCATAATTATTGCCTAACAAAGATACGAAATTTGAAGACGATATCCGAATGCGTACATTTTCACGAATAATATAGTCGTTGTTTTGTATTGCATTGATATAGTGATACTTGTCCCAGAGAGATTTGGCACTCACAATGTTGTTGAAATCAGACTCAGTTTGAATGATCTCTCCTGGCTTCACTGCACCACTTTGTCCGTAGATCATTTTCGTGACTCCGAAGTATTGTTGTGAGATCTGGAGACAATCTTTTCTTGAGTCTATTTGTGCCTCAAAGTTTGTACCACCTCCAAAGATTCCAGTCAATGTGTCTATTACTCCGAGAACATTCTTTGCAGAAATCTCCAGCCAGTTGAGTTCTTCCTTTCTTGATCCAAGTGCAAAGGGAATATTTACATCATTCAGTCCTTTGATCGTTACCAGATCCTCATTAGTGACTGGAAAGGTCTCCTCTGTTGATAGTTCTGTGTCACTCTTATCATATGTGTTACCATCAGCGGTGTGAAGATCTTGAAAGTCTGTTTGATAGTGTATATAATATCTCTTCCATGTCTCTTCAGTATTATATGAGAACTCATCATCTCTCTCACTTTGCAAGTTTAGTGCTGGTTCTAATTGTAAAGAAGTTTGTTCTTGTAGCCAGTCTCTCCTCTCAAGTCTTACCTCACTATCTCTCACAATAGTTCTGCCGTTAAACATCGTCTCAAGTGCCTCTATGAAGGTCATGACCGTTGGGGTTGTATCTGATGATGATGGTACTTCTGAATTGAATACTGGAAAGATCTCATCTGGTAGAATGTTCCACAAAGATTTACGATCCTTAATCAATGGAACTGGTACGATTGCCCAGTATGGATGTGCATCCAAAAGATCTGAGGCAAATGTATATCCAAAGTATGCACAACATTTCTCCATGATTTCTCTGACATATGTCCCTTTGAGTTTTCTCTTTGGAGGCATTATTGTGAGTATCAATTGAGTTGCAAGATCAATCAACAAAACAATTAAAAGACCATAGTAAATCAATTGTGCTATTACGTTGAGAGAGTTTGCAATAATACCAGCAACATTGTAGGATATTGTAATTCCTACAAATGGAGGAGATGCAAGTCCGAATATTGGTGCAGATGCTTCCACAAGATTATTGATCGCAGTTGCAGTGGCGAGGGCCTGGCTATACAATGCATCACCAATGATATAGGTCATTATTGCGAGTTGCAGTGCAGTCTCGAACTGATTATCTTTGATTACAAAGTACGGAACGTCATGACTGGTGAACTGCACACCTTTCTCCTTCAATAAGTCAAAGGATGATCCACGAGCTCTCTCAAAGAAGTTGTCTTTAGATTTTCTTTTCTTGAGGTTGACTTCGATCTCATGTTGTCTCACTTTAACTCCCTCAAGTAGATCAATATAGTATTCAATAGTCACACCATCATCCATCTGTACAGAGTAAGGTATGCCCTCAAATAATCCAACATTCTGGATGTGGTTCTGAACGATATCCTTTCCCTCTCTTGGTAGAATAACGGAGTCCACTGATAGAGATAGAATATCTGGATCATCAGTGAATGTCGATACCACTCCGATCTCTGTCAAGTTTTTTGGTGCAATCTCTATACCATTTATGAAGTGTCTCATTTACTTTTTTATTTTGTATCTGTTGTAGACAATTGTGTTCCCTTTTCTTGTGGACTTTACGACCTCCATCATTGACTGAGTGATCTCACCAAGTTCAATGTTTGTCTCTGGTTTGTTCTCTATAGTTTTCTTGATGTCAGTCAATTCGTTCACCAAGATAGCGAGATCCATTGATGAGGTCATTTGTGTCGCACCTTCGACCACTCGACCATTCTTGTAGTCCACTGCAATCTTAGTCAGTTCCTCATTCGTTAAGTCTCCGATTTGTTGATTCAATGACTTTGGAACTACTCTCTCATTTGGATGAAGGACTGCATGGAAACCACCTCGACCATCTACTCCTTGACCATTTGATCCAGTGTCTTCTGTACCATCAAAGAATGCTGGTATCGAGTTAATGAATTGCAACAATAGAGAGGTGTCTCTGATCGTCTCTGCAAGTGGATTCTTAGAACCAGATTCTACTTTGCTGGAGTAAGTATTAAAAACTGACTCGGCCATTCTGATTCTTTGTTGTTTCTTCTCTTCCTCAAGTTTCTTTTTGTTTGCCTCGTTTATGATCTTCTGTTGCTCGGCCAGACTTTCCTTTGCATCAATATTACCATTTACTGCAAGTTGTTTAAAGTAATCGTATTGCTCTGTGGCCTTCGCTATCTCTTTATTGATCTGATCAATCTTTCTTTGAGATTGCTGGATGAAATAATCTGCACCACCTTTGACTATTTCTTTGATTGTCTTTTGAGTTTCCTTAGTTCTCTCAATTTGTTTCTGATCATAAGATGATACCTCATCAGTAAATTGTTCGAGAAGATCTTCAGATGATTTGTATCCTTCCTCTTGGATCTTTAAAATCTTATTGACTTTCTCCTCTTCCATGACCTCAAGTTCAAGGTCAACATCGGCCTTCCTATCAATCTCTTCATTACTGAGCTCAGTCAGTCTGGTCTGATAATTTGCGTTGATCTTATCTTGTGCTTCTTGATCATCGATTGCCTTCTTTAGCAATGCATCTCTCTCATCTTTGAGTGCTTGTTCTCTGGCTTTTTTCTCAAATTCGTATTGATCCAGTCTTGATTGTTTAGCGAATTCAGTTCTTTGTTCAATGTATCGAGTTTCTGTCTCGACCTTCTCATCTATGAGTTGATTAAGTTGATCGGCATCAAACTCTCCAGTCTTCTTGATGTTTTCAATTTGTTTGTTGAACTCAGCATCAATATCTCTCTGTTGTGATAAAAGATCACGTTCTTGTTCTATCTTCTGAAGTTCTTGCAATAGTTTAATTTGTTGAGACAGATATTCATTCGATTGTTTAAGTTCTGTATTTAAAGACTTTGTTCTTTCAGTTCCTTTACCTTTGTTCTCCTCTTCAATAGTTTTCTTTTTTATTTCAAATGTTTCTCGCAATTTTTTAAAAGCCTCAATATCCAGCCTGGCTTGTTCTTGAGATGCTCTTATTCTTTTTACATGAGTGTCGCTTTCAATATCATATTGTTTGTTTCTAATAATTCCTTGAGAAATTAGAAAAGCAATTCTATCTATTTCTTTATCAATTTGATCCTCTTCACGTTCAATCAGTTTTTCAAGTTGTGCAATATTTTGATCAACTAAATCAACTTTCTGTTTAGCAAGTTTGACATCAAGAGATGCTTGTTTGTTTTTATTTTTACCCAATGCTTTCTCAAGATCATTCTCCTCAATTAATTTTTCTATATTTTCATCAAATACTTTTTTTCTTTCTTCACTAAACTCCAAAAATTCTGCCTTATTGTCTTTCGCTTGTTGAGCTCTCAGTTCCTCTTGTCTCTGTAGTTCTGCACTCGCATCCACACCTTCCCATAAAGCCATTGCAAAGTCAATTGCAAGGCCAATGACTAAAAGATAAGGAACATTTTTCATGGCTTTACCCATTCTTTGAGTACCTACTGCGACCTCATTTGATGCTCTTGCAAGGTGTTTCTGTTGTAAGGTATACGCCTTTGTGCCTGGTATCAATTTTGCTATCATCAAACCGAGTTCTTTGAAACTTGTGTTCGTGATAAATTGTATAGTATTCAAAGCAATCATTGTAGTCTTATAGACTACAAATGCTTTTATCACCTTAAATACTAAGCCTAAAATTGTAGACAAATTTCTCGCTAAAAAACCGATGGCTTCTTTTAATGTTTCTGATGCACCAGCAGAATCATCAAGACCGAGAATAAATCCTTCCCATGCAGATCCAAGAAGAGTGACTTGACCACGAACTGAATCCAGTTTCTTTTCGGCCATATCTTCGAGCTCATCATTTACATCTGTTATGGAATCTTTGAATTGTACTAATTTATCTGATCCTTTAACAATCTGTAAGAATGCACCGACAGATCTCTTGTCTGTCAATTCAAGTGCCTTTCCAAGATCAATTCCTTTGTCTTCCAGTTCTCCAAACGCATCGGCCAAGTCTTCGACTCCAGTGATAGGTCTGCCTATTTCTTTTGCAAGATCTCCATTCGCATCAGCCAGGTTCAAAAGAATGTTTCTGGTTGCAGTTGCCGATGATGATGCATCGAATCCAGCATCTGCTAATGTTCCAAGTAGTGCAGTCGTTTCCTCCACACTGAATCCAAATGTTGCCGATACTGGTGCAATGGTTGACATCGCAGTCTCAAATGTACTGAATGAAAGTGCTGACTTTGTTGTGGCCACTCCAAGAGTAGAAACTACTCTCTCCATCTCTGATGCATCCAAACCAAATGCTCTTAATGTAGATCCAGCCACTTTTGATGCAGATGCAAGATCTGATCCAGTTGCAGATGCAAAGTTTGATACGGCCTCAGTTGATGCAGATATCTCCTCAGTTGTGAAGCCTAATTTCGCAAGTTCAATTTGTAAAGATGTGATTTCTGTTGCAGTAAATTGAGTTGTTGCACCTAACTCCTTTGCTTGTGCAGTAAGTCCAGAAAGTTCATCTTTTGTCTTTCCAGAGATTGCAGTTAAATCGGCTTGTGCTTGATCGAAGTCCATCATGACTCCAGTCACATTCCTAAATATCTGGCCCAATCCAATACCAGCACCAAGTGTCCCAAGTACACCGACAAGTCCCTTAATCGCATCCTTGTAGTTACCAACGTTTCGGAAGTTGTCACCAACAGATTTGTCAAGTTTCTTCAATGCTTGATCTCCTTGCTTTGCCGATGCAGTGACCTTCTTGTATTGGTTGCTTAAATCTCTGTATGCCTTTGTGTTTTTCTTTCCAGATTGTTCAAGTAGCAATAATTCAGCACCCAGTCTCTTGGATTCGTTCTTTAGATCTCTGGTGTTCTTTGCGAGTTTCTTGTATGCGTTTGCTTCATCTTGTGCAGTCTTTACGGCCTTCTGGTTTATCTTTTGAAGTCTCTCCTTCTCTTGTCTCTGTTGCTTATCATTTCGCATCTGTTGAGACTGAGTCTTGAGTTTCTGTTGTTCTATCTTTTCAAGTTCTTGGAGTGCCTTCGCCTCCTTGATCATTGCATCCTTCTTGAGTTTATCAATTTGGATCGATTCTTTTTTTAATTTGTTTGCCTTTGAGGTGACATCCACAACGTTCTTGATGGCCTTTGCAGAGTCAAACTTTGCTCCACCAATAGACTTTTTTAAGGCATCCGCAGTCTCCATGACCTCCTTCTGGAGATTGTTCATCATGGTAATGGTTTGCTTTGCAGAGTCTCGAATACCTTTAAAGATATCTTCTTGATCGAATATGTCTCTACTACTTATTTTCTTTGCCATTGCTTTGTGGTTTGTTATGTTTCTCAAATTCACTCAAGAGATTAAAGTATTCTTGAGTGGTAATCTTTTTAGGATTCAGCCAGTGACCGATCCATTTACTGAGGTGAATCAAGGTCTGACTTATAGTCATTCCAGATCCTTTGTTTGAGAGCATTGTTTCAAGTTTAGTCTCTTGAATCTCTGCCTCTGTCAACTTTATTCTGTTCCCAGTGATACAGAAGTCGAGCTCTGCGTTTGCTTTTTTTATCATGGTATTCAACATCTTTTCATACATCTTATTGAGTCCATGTTTGTTTATGTAGTCATCGTATATGATGTCCCAGACTTTATGATCAACGTCTTCTGATCCAGCCTGGCTATCTATTCGGCAATATGTAAGTTGACCTTCTGAACATTTAATCCAGTTGTGTAATGGTAGCACCTCGATACTCATGTAGTACCCCTCAAATTTGGAGGAGTCTTCTGACTTCGATTTCATAGAGTCTGAGGACTTCTCTTGAGAGTTTGTCCATCGACTCCGTAGTGAGTCCCATAATACCCTCACCATATTTGTAGAATAGATTTTCTGTGTCTCCATCTTGATCTGTTTTGATTGGATTGGCATTGATTTCAAAGTATGTCGGAAAGACATCGATATAAAAAGAATCAAAGAAGTCTCCAGTGTCTTTGAGTGTGTAATGTGAACCAGCCACCTTCTCTGGATTGAGTGCCTCTGTAAACTCTGAATACGTTCCGATCACATCTCCATCCTCGTCAATACCTTGTTCAAATAGTTGGTCTTCTCTTACAAGATCCAGAATGAATCTCTTCAATGATGGTCTTCTGAATACAGATACCCAGATCACTTTGTTGTATAAAGCCAGGTTGACTAAATTTAACTTCTGTCCGAGTGCAGTCTGCATGATATCAAATCCCATTTCAATCCTTTTAGTTGATATGGGAGTGGCCGAAACCACTCCCAATCAATTAACCATCAAACAATATTATGATGCAGTGAAAGTCACTTCACCATCATATCCATCTTTGTTTATTGAAAGTGTGTAACTCTCAGCACTAACAAAAGTAAATGCAATAGTATAGTTACCTTCAAGTGGAAGGTTCTCAGTCGCTGATCCTATTGTCTCAGAAGTTGAAGTTGTATTGTTGTACAATGCGAAGTCTGTGTCTACAAGTCCCTTCAATTTGATAGGATTGTATGCAGTACCATAATCGAACTCAGCATTGAAAGTCACTGATGTATTCGCCACTTGAGTCAAGTCTGCAAAGTTAACATCAATTAATCCTTCAAGATCGTTGAAGTTGATACCAGCCTCTTCTGGTGTGATCATGTACATTGTACCCTCATCGAATAAACGATAGAAGTCAAATCCGACCATGATCTTACTGATTGTAGAATCAGTAGCAAACATATACTTTGGATCAAACGATGGATTGTCCACTGCGATAGGATACAATTTGTCTCCCACTTTAGATCCGACTAAGTTACCATTCACATCAACGATGTAAACTCCAAACTCAACACAACGATTGTTCTGTAGTTTGCTTAATAATGTAGGCGATGAATCATCTGCCCATAACTCTCCAGAGAAAGAACGTACTCCTTGACGAAGGAATGCTTTTCTTCCAGAGTTTGCTTCCTCAAATTGAGAGTCTGCTTTTGGTAGTTCGACATTTTCGAACTGAGGTAATGGAAACCATCTCTGGCTCTCATCACTTTGGTTGACCAATGTTGACCATGTTGGAACAGCTACCGATAAATCGATTGCATTATCTACTCCAGCATTAGACTTCAAAGGAACCATTATCAATGTGCTTGTTACCGATTGAATCGGCACACACGCTGGAACTCCAGTGTTGGATAGTCCCATATCACAATTACATCCTAATGACATATTCTTAAAGTGTTGTGAATTGTATTAACATTTACAATTCTGTTTATATTTTACTAAGTTGACTCTGAGCTCAACTCCAGAGAGATTTGCATCAAGGATGTTCTCGAACATTCCACGATCTGTCTCTACACCGAATCTGCTAAACGTGATCAATTCATACTCTTCTATAGTTTGAAAACTGCGATCGTATCTCACACTATCCATGAAAGCCTTTGCAAGTCTCTCCATTGGAAAGACTACATTGTCTCTGTGGTCAGCGGTGTAATAGTTTCGTATGTCAGTCTCATCCAGAAAGAACATTCTGATCTCACTCTCAAAGTCAATTGCACTCTCTCTCCCTCTCTTGGTCATTCGTATCATTTCCAATAGCCAGGCAAGTGGTGTCTTTTCGGACATTTTACTTGTAGAGATTGTCCATTCTCTATTCGTTGCCATCTTTGTTCCAGAGATATAGAATGGCGCTGGTATGTATATCTTACCATCTAATGGAGGATTACTCACCAGCAATGGTTCGACATTTATATACTCATCTGGTACGACCTCTGTGATCGTGTAAATGTTATCAGACTCATCGGTGACTTTCTTTCCCACTCTGATCCACTTGGTGTCACAGATATAGGTTCGTCCATCTACAGAGTTATATTCGCCCACGACAGAATTATCTATCTGTGAGACGAGTGTTCTGACTACATTTGTGATTTCAGTTGTCATATCCAGTATGCAGTTATTTTCTCAGTTCCATTCCATTTACTAAAATCTCCCACTCCGACATATGTCAAAGTGATAGAGGCATCACTATTGCCTCCCTCGATCTGTAGCACATCACCAATCTGATAATCTGCACCAGCAGACTTAATGGTCAAATGTGTAATGTGTCCGCTTCCAGATGAAGTGCTTAAAGTAGCCACTCCTCCAGTTCCAGATCCACCTATCAAGTTAGCATCACCATCAACATATCCAGTACCATCGATTAAAGTATACGATACTATCTGGCCCAATGAAGGACTCTGATTGATATATATATACTCTTGAATGGCCTGGTATGTCTTAATGGCTTCGTTGTATCTCTCCCACATAAGAGAATGAGGAGTGTCAACTACAATACTATTCTCCGACATTTGCTTCACACCTCCATACGGAGTCTGTTGATTCAAGAGATCTCTCGCATATTCCCAATATATAAAACCCTTTAACATATCAAGTATACCATCACTCTCCAGTATACGATTCAGACCATGTCCGAATGTTGCACCAGTACCATAGAATGGTGTAAGAGTGTTTAGATCCATATTAAATGGATTGAATATCTTGATAAAGTTTGGACTCTTTGGAACATTCATCGACAGATCAGCAATGAACTCATCGTACAATTTTGCACCCAATAGATGCACAAGATACTTCTCTTCGTACTTTGCGATGTATGAAGTGATCTTGTTTGTGTCGTACATTCCAGTGGAAAGTTCCCACTTGTTTATGAAGTCATCTGTTGTCAGTAGCATTCTTTTATTTTTTTAGTTGTCCCCATCCTCTTTTGAGGAATCCTTTAATTACTGATCCAGTCAGTTTCCAGATCGCACCTTTTGGAAGTCTTCGATTGTTACCATTGCCTTCAAAGATGTAGAGCTCGTCATCATTGATCTCTACCTCAATCTTGACCTTTCCATCTTTACTCTTTGAGTATTTACCATCAACGTGCTTTCCATCCCATTCGATGTCAAGGTTGCCTTCTTGGTCTCTATCGATGCTTATGTCCACTCTCTTGGTGTCGATATCAATGTCAAGTTCTTTTTTCTTTCTTGACTTCTTTTCTTCTTTACGTTCAAGCCTGGATTCTTTGCGATCAGATCGCTTGTCCTTCCTGGCCTCTTGTCTTTCAGATTTGGTTGTTCTCGTTTTCTTATCCATTTCGTGCCTCCTTTAATTTATTATGGCTTTAAGATTAGCGCTAAATCTGTAGCGATGTCACCATATACGAATGCTGGTTTTTGATTGTTCTTCACATATGATACAAGTCTCGCCTCTGCTAAGATTGTAACCATGTTCTTTGTGAAATCATCTTGATCTAAACCTACAGACATTGCAATGTTGTTTCTGAATCTTACATTCACTCTTGACATATCACCTACAAGATAATCTCCTACTGGCATAAATGTTGAAGAGATTACTCTCATTCCAGCAATGATCATCTCACCATCTCCAGATTGAACTGGTAAGAACATCGGATAAGTATATGCTCCATCAGATGCCTTTGTCAATTGAAGTTTAGCAATATCCTCTGGATTCAATACTACGTGAGTTGGTGTAAAGTTAGACGCTTCTATTTGTGCCTTCGCCACTCTTAACAAGTCACTAATGTTTGCATCTTGAACTAAGTCATCAAAGTTTCCATTGTAGCCAGGTAGTCCCATTGACGCATCAATTAAACCTTTGATTTGGTTACCAGCACCAGTTCCAGTCAATAATGCTTGTTCGATTCCAACTCTCACTTGCTCCATTAAATCATTGTCGATCTCTGCACGAATGAAAGAAAGGTCTTCCAGCATCTCTTTAGAAACCTTCACGTATGACGCGATTTTCTTAACCTCTTCAGAGATCTCAGACCATGTTGGCTCTCCTTCTGTTTTTGCACCACCTTCTGCAGTCCATCCAGTTCCAGATGTTGCAGTTTGTTGTACATAAGTAACGAATTTACCAGAAGTTGCTCCAGTGTTTACGTTCTCAAGGATTCCATATCTGTTTCTTACAGATCGATCTACTTCTGTATCAAAGTCAGTCAATGCGTAGTCACCAGTGTAGTCAGCCGTAATCGTTGTAGTTTTCACATCAAGATTTAACTTTCCACCTTTCTCAACT